TATGGAGAAATTGATGTATTAACTGGCAATGGAGTTGGATACCAAGAGATAACAATATTTTAGGAGGTGATATATTGGCTATAGATAAAAGTTATTACACTATAGTTACAGATGTAGGAAAAGCAAAGATAGCAAATGCAAGTGTCACAGGTAATAAAGTGGGATTTGTAAAAATTCAACTTGGTGATGGAGGAGGGAGTGAATATACTCCAACTGAGAGTCAGACAGCTCTCAAAAACGTGGTATGGGAAGGCAATATTGGAAATACAACTACAGATGAAACTGCACCAAATTGTATAATATTAGAGAGTTTAATACCATCAAGTGTAGGCGGATTTATGATAAGAGAAATAGGATATTTAGATGATGAAAATAATTTAATTGCCATTTCTAAATACAAAGAGTGTTATAAACCTTCTATAGAACAAGGTGCAGTGGTAGACATGAAGGTTAAAACTGTGCTTATTGTATCTAATGTAAATAATATAGAACTTAAAATTGACCCAACAATAATCTTTGCAACACTCAAAGATATACAAGACTTAGAAACTAAAATAGGTACTGTTAATACTAAAATTGATACAACTAAAACAGAATTAACAAGCAACATAGAAACTACTAAAACAGAGCTAAACACTAGAATTGACACAGAAAATGAGAAACAAAATATTAAAATTGACCAATTAATCGCAGGTGGTTCAAATGTGGCATCTACTCAAATAATAACAATTGATGATTGGGTTGAGGATGCAGAAAATGGATTCAAAGCAACTGTAACACATAGTTTGTTAACACAGAGAATAGTTGTAAATATTATAGATGCTACTACAAAAGAAAATGTAGTTACAAACTTTAAAATTATAGATGATAATTCTATAGAAATTAGAAGTGAAGTAAAAGCTGAGTTAAATGTCTATGTGATAAATGGAAATGCAGAAACTCATTTTATTAATGCAACTGTGGATGATAACAGAGTATCTGAAATGACTACTTATTCATCTAAGAAAATCGAAGATAGGCTGATTAATTTAGAAGAAAAGGTAAATGGTGGTTTATCTAGTATTACAACAAATGTGAATAATATGTTACCTATATAGAAAGGAGAAGAAGATGGCTAAGGTTTATGACTTTAATTATATACATGGAGAACAAGAAGTTGTTTTGCCACCAGGAAAGTATTTACTTGAATGTTGGGGAGCAGCTGGTGGTGGAGGCATTAGAATAGTTGACTTTAACTTACGTTCAAAAGGAGGATATTCGAAAGGAGAATTAACTTTAAGAAAAGAAACAACATTGTATGTTTACGCTGGTTCGAAAGGTTCAAATTATGACTCTACATTTAATGGTGGAGGAAAAGCAATGATGCATGAAAGCCCTTCTGGTGGAGGAATACTGTATTGTAATGGTGGCGGAGCAACAGATATAAGACTTATTGGTGGTTCTTGGGATAATGAACAAAGTCTTTTATCTAGAATAATTGTAGCAGGTGGAGGTGGTAGAAATAATTTTGAAACAAAAGGTGGAGATGGTGGTGGAGATGCTGGAGGTGATGGTTCTAAAGCAGATAGCAAAGGAACTCAAACTAATGGTGGTAAAGGCGAAGCAGGATTAGATGGCTCTTTTGGAAAAGGCGGAAGTGCTGTATCAGCTAGTTCAGGAGAAAATTATGGCGGTGGAGGTGGCGGATGGTATGGAGGTGGGAGCGGTTATAATGCAGGTGGTGGAAGTGGCTATGTTTTAACAGAAAATAGTTATAAACCAGCTGGATATATACCAACCAAAGAATATTGGCTAGAAAATACTTCTATGACTGTTGGCGGAGGCATTGCAGAAGAAAATGGAAAAGCTAAAATAACATTATTGCAAGGATTACCTTTTCTTGTTATTAGTTCTTATACACCAGAACAGGCTGTTTTTACAGCAGGACATACAGAAGAAAATAAACTATCTAAAATTGAATGGTTTATAGATGATGTATTAAAAGAAACTTTTACTACAGATTTATACTTAGAAAAAACTATTAACTATACACTTGAAGATAATGCACTTCATACACTTAAAATAGTTGTTACAGATATTAATAACATGACTTATGAGCAAGTTGTTACTATAAGTAAGAGTATAATGCCACTACCAGCTGACGCTAATTTACAAGATATATCAACTAAGTTAACAGAAATTGGAGAAGGATTTAAAAATGGGAAAACAAGTATTATAAATACTTTAGCACTTAAAAATATAGAAGCAAGTTTAAATAATACATTAGTGGAATTATCAGAAAAAATTAAAGCAAGTTTTGATAGTGGAGACGCTAGTGCGCAGGATTTGATGAATCAGTTAACACAAGCTAATAATACTATATCACAGTTAAATTCTAAGTATAAATATGCCAGTGGTACTATTGATGTTGTTAAAAATAGTTCTTTAATGGCTAATTTATATGGAGAGTCCTTTGGTAGACAACCTGGTACTTGGCTTAAGATTGATAATTTAGGTTTTATTCCTAATATTTTTGTTGCTGAATGTCAATATGTTACTTCTAATAATTATTTTTTTAAACATATTGTTATTGCTACTTGTAATATAAATTGGTTTTGGGAAAAAAAAGATTTTTCGGCTAGAATTGTATTTACTAAAGAAAAAAATTCTAATCAAGATTTTAGTGGAAGTGGAATTATTTATTCAAATAATGAGCGTGATGTATATATAAATAATAAAGGCATTAATGTTCCTGCAAGTAGTCCTAATGTTTCTAGTTACCTACATTCTTGGCATGCTATAAAATTTATATAAAAGAGGTGATAAAATGAATAGAGCAAATAGAATAATTTACGACCAAACAGGCAAAATACTTCTCCAAACAGGAGAAGCAACAGGAGATATATTGCAACATGATACAATAACTGAATTACATTGTATTGATGTTGAGTATGGAAGTATAGACTATACAAGAAATAGAATTATAGGTATAAATATAGAAACAAAAGAACCAATTTTAGAAGAAATACCAGTATTTATCTCGGAGGAAGAAAAAAGAATACAAGAGTTAGAAAATCAAATTTTATTAAATGAAAATAAGAAAGTAGGAGGAATTTTATAATGAATATAAATAATGTTGTGGTAAGAATATTAGCAGAGAGAATATTAAACGGAGGCTTAAACCCTTTAAAAAATCGAGAATTTGAACTGGATGATGTAACTAATGCAGAATACAGAAAAGCAGTAGAGGATTATATAATTAGAGAAAGTGGAGTAGTCGAAGAAGCAGAACCAACTATATAGAGGGTTCTTTTTTATTGAAAGAAGGTGACTAAATGACTTTTAAAGAGTTAGTTAATAAAGTTAGAAATCTTGTATTAGAAGCAAAGAATGTAACTATAGAAGATACAGAAAATAACTTTACAAGTGATAATGTAGAAGGAGCATTGAAAGAGGTTTTTCAAAATGGAGTTAATGCTAAAAGTAATGTAGTAACAGCATTAAACTCCAAAGGTGCAGATGTTACTACAAGCGATACATGGGAAGAAATAAAGAATAAAATTGATATAAAAGAGGGGAGATTAGATTTAAGAGAAACAATACTTGCAAATAGTTATTCTTCATATTTGGTTACAAATGGTGCTATAAAATATATTGAAAAATATAGTGGGAGTTTAAAAGCATTAGAATATGAAGAACCCTATTTTTATGCAATTAAAGGTACACATTTAATTAAAATTAATGCAATTGATGAATCTGTAATTTTTGATATTACTTTAGCCAATGCTAACTTCTCATGTATCTGTGTTACTCAAGAGTATTTATTTATATCTGACAATACTAAATTATATAAAATAAATAAGTTAACAGGAAATGAAGCACAGTCAATAGAAGGTTCTTATTATAAGCTATGTACTTATGGGGAATTTATTTATGGAATATATGGAGATGAGACTTCTTCAATACTTCACAAAATAAGAATATCGGATATGTATATAATGCTAACTAAAGATATGTCCTCTGATAGAATTTATGACTTTGAAAGAGGCAAATTTGTATGTAATAATAATGGTATTTATGCTACAACAGAACACTCAAATTCAAGTGGTCTTACAGAATGTTACCTAACTAAAATAAATTTTGATTTTAGTGTTGCGAAAAGTTTTAGAATTGGAGGATATTTATATGAAAAAAACATTAAGTTTTTAAATGATTTTGTTTTTGTATCTGATAGTAGCAGAAGCATAGAAGTTGAGAGTGGTAAAAAAAGTGGATTAGCAAAATATGATGCAAATCTAAATTTGATTACTTATGGTGGGTCAGATAGATATGAAAATTTTGAAATATATAATGGATATATATATACATTTAATTCACTTTCTAGTAGCCCATTTATAAAAATAAATTTAAATACTCTTAAAGAAGTTAATAGCTACCGAACGCTCATTAACACAAATCCTCAAAAAGGTATGTTTATAATAAACAATATAATTTTTTTTATTGGTGGTGGCATTCACAGAAATATATTATCAAAAAAGGTTTATTCAGATGAAAAAGGAGAGGAATTATGATTTATTTAGGAAATTTACTAGACACAGAGGAACAAAATATAAAATATGTTGGTATGATACACTATGAACCAAATTTGTTATCGGAGGAAAACTTAAAACAAGGAATTTTGGTCGAGGAATTACCAACACCAAAATACACAGAAAATAAAGAAACAAAGTTATTTATAAATATAGATACTAAAGAGGTTTTCTATAGATATACAGATATTAAAAGTAGCATAGAAGATAAAGTAAATTCTACAGAACAAACAATAGCAGATTTAACATTTCAATTAATGAGTAATGGGGTGATATAGTATGAATTGGTATAAGATAATAACAGATTTCTATAATAATGGTAATTGGACTAAAGAGCAAGTTAAAACAGCGGTTACAAAGAATAAGATAACAGCAAGTGAATATAAAGAAATTGTAAGAGAGGACTATATAGCGTAGTTCTTTTAAATAGACTTAGATAATTTCTAAGTCTTATTTTAATGCAGAATAAGGAGGAAATATGAACGTAACAATAGTTTTTTTAGCAACAAATATATTTATAAAATTAGTAATATTAGCAATAGCATTTGATACACTGTTAGGTTGCTTAAGAGCAATAAAAACACATCAGTTTAATAGCTCTTTTGGAATAAATGGAGGAATAAGAAAAGTAGCAATGATAGCATGTATATTTTTTCTAGCAGTAGTTGACATTCTTACAAAGTTTAACTTTTTATTTATGTTGCCACAAGATTGGGTTGATTTTTTGCGATTAAATCATCTTGGAATATCTGAATTTTTCTCTATTTTATTTATTCTATATGAAAGTGTAAGTATATTAAAAAATATGTACTTATGTGGATTACCAGTTCCTAAACGATTAAAAGAGAAAATAGGTAGTTTATTAGATACTATGACAGATGAATTAAATGTTAAAGGAGGTAGTAAATAATGAAAATATGTATAACAGTAGGACACAGTATTTTAAAAAGTGGAGCATGTACTTCTGCTGATGGAGTAGTTAACGAGTATCAATACAACAAATCTCTTGCACCAGTATTAGCAGATACATTTAGAAAAGAAGGGCATAAGGTAGATGTAATAATATGCCCAGAAAAGCAGTTTAAAACTAAGAATGAAGAAAAGTCTTATAAAATACCTAGAGTTAATAGTGGAGGATATGATTTACTTATAGAGTTACATTTAAATGCAAGTAACGGTCAAGGTAAAGGTTCAGAAGTCCTATATTATAGTAATAAAGGCTTAGAGTATGCAACTAGAATATGTGATAAACTAGGTACAGTATTTAAAAATAGAGGAGCTAAATTAGATAAAAGATTAT